GAGCGGATCGACATATTGAACAGATTGAGCAGCTCACCGCGGCGAAGGGTGGCGTCGGTGCCAGCATCTCCCACGTTGGTCAGGCTCGAACGCTTGCGCAGGTTGGCGCTTGCGGCGGTGTTCAGCACGCAGGAAAGCATTCCATCGGACATCGGGGTGCCGTTGTCTTCAAGGATGCGGTAGAGGTCGGAAAGCACCTCGAAGTTAGAACCGAACGGGGTGGTTCCGGCGGTGCCGACAGCACGGCTGGAGTTCTGGTATGCAACCGTCGCGATGGTGGCTTCCACCTGGTTCACCATCTTGCGGATGGCTTGAGCGTAGAGCGCCTCGAGTGCGGCTTCAGTTCCAATGGTGTTGGCAAGCTGCAACCACTGCTCGCCCTTCAGCGGAATGCTCGCACCAGCGTAGAGCGAGAGCGCGAGGGTTTCAGCGGAAGTGGTGATGTCAGCCGCGTCAGGCGGAGTCATCGCCGGCGTGTAGGTAGTCTCCAGCGTCGGTTCGGTAGTCCGCATCGAGATGACGGTGCCGCCAGCAGAAACGCCTTCGGAGCCACCGTTGACAATGACGCCTTGGGCGAATCCGGTAGGTTCCTTCGCGACGATGTCGCGAGCCTGATAGAGGACTTCAGTGAGTCCGGTGAGTGAAATGTCGTTGGCCATATCGGTTTGTTGTCAGAGTTGATTAGTCGGCGATTTTTCCGCCTTCGCGGATGAAAGCGTTTCGTTTCGGGTGGGAAAGGTTGTTGAATTCAGCGAGAGCGAGCTTCTTGATGACCGTGGATTCCTCCACTTCGGCCTTCGCGGTTTCGAGTGCCGGGTGACCCGCGGCAATAATCCGGTTGGTGACGATCTTGTTGACCGCTTCCTTGATCGGGCAGCTTTCGATTTCCTCGTCTTCAAGGGCCGCCTCGATCGTCTTCACGACGGCATCAGGGGCCTTGGCTGCTTCCAGTTCCTGCTTGGTGGCATTGTGCGAATCCGCCTCAGCCTTCGCCAGAGATTCGGCGCTTTCAGCCTTCGACTTGAACTCCTTCACCTCGTCAATCGCGGATGCGAGCAGGTGATCGGCTTCGGTGAGCTTTGCAGAAAGGTTCTGGATCTCAGTGTCCTTGGCGAGCAGTTCGCCGTTGGCAAAGTCCAGCTTCGCTTGAAGCTCCCCGTTCGGAAGTAGTCTGTCGAGAATGCTCATATCGTTACTTGCTCGCTTCTGCACTTTTTTTGCGTTTTCGTCAACCGCAGATTTTCCGATGATCGAATCGGCGAATTTGCGTTCAACGGCTTCGGTTGCGCCCATCCATGTCTCCTTGCGCATCAGCTCGCGCATCTCCTCCTTGTCGGCACCGGTGACACCCGCGTAAATCGCTGCGATCTCGTCGCTCATTTCATCCAGGATCTTGGCGGCCCGGGCGTGGTCTTCAGAGTCGCCGGAAACAGTCTGCTGCGCTTCGTGGATCATGATCCGCGAGCCTTGGGTAATCCGCCGCTCGTCCGCCGCCATGAAGATGACCGACGCCATGCTGGCGACGATCCCGTTGCCGGTGGCAATGACCTTCACCCCGCGGTCCCGCATCTGCATCAGCGAATGGTAAACCCTGTATCCGTCCAGCACGCTGCCGCCGGGACTGTTGATCTCGATCTCGAGCGTCTCGAGCGCGTCGTCGGCTTTCGCTGTGAACTCGCCAATGCGCAGGTTTTCCGCCACGGCTTTCGCGCCGTAGAGCTTCTCGATGTCGCCGATCAGGTCATCGGAACTCCACGGGGTCACCGCGTCGTTCAGCTTCACCTTGCCGGTGCGGTTTTCAATTTGGATCAGATTCATAGTCGTTGCATTTGTTGAGTTTTCCCGCTTGGTCCATGCGGCCGCCCATCGTTGCCCGGGATCTCCGCCCCAGAGTGCCCATGCGATCCGGCCAGCCGATGGATAGCCAGGTTCACCCGGCGAGAAGCCTTGGCCCTTCTTGTCCACCTCGTGCCGCGAGAAATAGCTGTGCATCCGCCGGATCGTGTCGTCTGAGAGATTGGCGCGGCGCGAGATGTCCCGCGCTCGTGCGACTCCGATGGAGGTTCCGCCGCGTCCGTGTTCCCGTCGCCATTCAAGACCGCGCTTGGCCTCTTCGATCATGCCGGCAGTTGGGTAGTTCTCCTCAGGCATCGTCTTCTTCAGTCTCTTCGGGTTCTTCAGTCGATGGGGGTTCCGGTGCCGCGTTCATGTCGTTCGCCGTGAACATACCCTTGTATCGCGGATCAAGCGTCACGTTGCCCCGCTCTTGAGCTGCTCGGAATGCCTGCTCTTTCTTGACGGCATTGTCGAACTTGCGCGGCCAGTAGTCCTCGCCGTCTTTGCCCAAGTCGGAAAGGATGTCCTCGTCGGAAATCACACCGGCACGCCACAACTCAATCATCGCCTTGGAAATCCGGCCGTCATCGATCGTGATGACCGGCGGCATGTTGAAGTCCCATCTCCACCAGTCTTCCGACTCGCCGATGCGCCCGAGCTTCTTGAGCTTCTGGGTGGCGTAGCCGATGCACCGCTTGGCAACAACGCGAAGGGACGACTGGCGATCCTTCACGGTTCGGCGGGCGAGTTCGATCTCCTTCCGCTCGGCAGTTCCTTGCCCGGTGGAAGACCAGACCATCGCAATCGGCCACGGGATACCCGATAGCGTCATGTGGATCATGCGGTCGTTGTAATCGCTCCACATGTTGCCCGGGTTCTCGTGCTTGAGAACGTCGATCTTGCTGCCGGTGCCGGCGCGGAAATGCTTTACTGCCCCGCCTTCCATGTATCGCACCGTGGTGGCGCGAGCCTCGTCCACCGATGTGGTGCCAGCAAAGTGGTTTCCTGGGGATTGATCGTCGGGGACTCCGCTCTCGTTGGATTCGATCAATGCGATGGACGATCGGATCAGCATGTTGAGCCGCTCCCATTCGTGGCTCTGCATCGAGTCGCGGATGTCGTTCAGCCCGTGGGTGATCGATGGATACCCGCGCTTGCTTTCAGGGTAGTCGGATTCAAAGCAGTGGATCAGCGAAGTCGCCGGAATGTCGGTGAAGCTGATCTTGTCGTCCTCCATGTATCGGTAGGCGATCACCGTGCCCCGCCTGTTGGTGATCACGCCGTCGGTGATCATGGCACCACGATACAGGCCTTCTGTGACCTCATGCTGGGCCATGTAATCGCCATTGGTGATCCCGGATCGGATCCGGTGCGAAGGGATGATCTGGAGAGCAGGGAACCCACCGTCATGCTCGGTGAGCAGGATAAACGCCTCGCCGTCACGGTCGAGCAGGATCGACATGTGGTAGAGCAGATCCGTGAAGCTGCGTCCCGCCCCGCGGATGTCCGCGATCGGGCAGAATTCTTCGCGGATCACCCGCTCGGCCTTCTTCCTCCATCGCTCCGAAAGCGAAGCGTTCTTCGGCTTCCACGCATCGCCAACGGAGAACATCGCGATCTGCCGGATGGCTCCCTTGACCGGGCCGAAGTTCTCCAAGATCGATCTCGAGACGGAAACCAGCGTGCGCCGATCGTAGGGAGTGATCAGCCGCTCGATGTCGTCGAGCCGGGTTGGCTCGAATGGACGGAGATTCGATGCGGACTCGCTACCGCGCGAGAACTTGCGATACGAGGAAGTCGGCTGTCCGTTGGCGTCGAGAATCATGTCAGTAGAATCGGGCGTGGTAGGTTCTTCCAGGGCGAACTCCGTTGTTCAGCCCCTTGATTGCCAAGTCCATTGCGTTCATCCGGTCGGTTGTCGTGGTGTCGATCCGGGTCGTGTAGCTCGCACCATTCTTGCCGGCAGTCACGATCGTTCCTGTGGTGGTTCCGGACATGATGGCGTCAACCAGCGTGCTGTAGTGGTTTTCAAGAGCCGCCGTCAGCACGGCATCGCCATTGGCGCGGTCGTAGAATATTTGAGCGAGCCTTACGATGTCGGCCATGGCGCGAGTAGATTGCATTTGCAACCGAATTGCAAGTGCGGAAATTCACCCCTTCGCCTTGACGTGGCCGCGCATCATCATGAAGCCGGTAGCCGCCATTTCGCAGTCCAGCAGGTGGTTGTCCTTTTTCCCGATCCGCTGCCATAGTTCGACCTGGCGGTTCTCCTTGCCCATCACGACGGAAACCTTCCGCTCGGCGTTCATGTGCTGCTTGAAGCACGGAATCACGTCGTCAGGGAATTCCCACCTTCCCAGCCGTCCCGCCCGCAGGTCGGCCAGAACGTCCTTGATCGGGTTCACGCACAGGTTCAAGAAAGCCATTTTGAGACCGCTGCCGGACTGGCCGGATTGGATGCGTGAATACGGTGCCTTGACGACACCACCCGATGTGTGGATCGGAAAGCTGTCCTGCTGGACGCCGTGGTATGCCGTCCACCCGTATTGCGAGCACTTCTGATACACGAAGTCCCGCCGATACTGGGCGTCCACGAGCACGCACCGATCCCGGACTTGATACTGCTTCCGCATCTCCTCCGCCTCCTCGAATGTCAGCAGCTGACCGCAGTTGAGCTGCATCGAGTTGCCCTCCGAGTCGCAGGCGCGGATCACGAACCACAGGGAATTCTGCTGGACGTCCATGCACATGCACCGATCGGCCTCATTGTCGACCAGCCGGCCGTCGGAGTAGTCCTCGATCTTGTAGCCACCGGAAACCAGATCGGATGGCGGATCGTATTGGGATGGCTTCCAGAATTCCGCCAGCCGCTTCTTCACGAAAATCTGAAGCAAGGAGAAATCCCCGCGGGACTTGGCGTCTTGCGCTTCCTCCCATTCCATCACGGATTTCAGCCACGGGATCCGCCAGATCCCGAGCACGTTGCAATGAAAGCCCACATGGCCCTTCACCGAATGAGGGTTGGTCGCGATGTAGCGGCCGGTCTTGGCAAGACGCCTCCGCTGAACCGAGGTGTCCTTGTATTCCGCTTCGCACTCCGGGTTCGAGCAGACATAGCGGACTGTCTCGGCGGTCTTGTCCCAGTCGATCGATCCATCGGGCAGCATCTGCTTGTCCCACTTCAGCTGGTTCCAGAAATACTTCTGCACCGTCTGGCACTTCTCGCACTCGAAGTGAAATTCCCGCTGGTCCGTCTTCTTCCACTCCCGGTAAAGATCCGTTTCCGAATCGTTGTCGTCCGCGGCACCATCGACGTGCGAGTTGCCGCCCTGGCCGATGTAGAACACCTTGCTGTTCCATTTGTCGTGCGTCCGGGCCTCCGCCTCCTTCATGCGCCCCGGGTAGTTGTCGGAAAGCTGCCATGCCTCCTCGAGTACAACCCACGGCATCGACTTCTCCTGAAGGTTCGTCATCGACGGGCCGCAGATGTCGAGGTAGATCCCGTGCGGGAAAACCACCGTCGTCTTCCGGTTCTGGTGACGGTTCTCCGGCATGAACGGTCGCATCGCATCCGATTTCTTGAAAGACGGGTGCAACCGGGTTTCCGCCCACAGCCCGGCGGTCTCGTCCTTCTGGCCAACCAAAAGCACGTTCGACGGAGCCACCACGACACGCCACTGGATCACACCTTCAATCGCGGTTGTCTTGCCGCTGCCAGGTGGCCACATCCAATGCAGCTTGCGGATCGAATTGTCGCCGGCAGCGTCGAGCGCCTCCCGCATGTGCGGAGCCAGATCAATGTCAAGATTTGGGGCGAGCCCTTGAACGAGCCGCACGTTTTCGTGGCACCACCGGCTTACCGTTTGATCCGGGTTGGGGCGCATCCCCGCTGCCGCCCGCGATAGGATCCGGTCCAGCGTCTTCTCCTCTTGCATACTTGTCTTTTATTTGGGTCCACAGCTGCGATCCAAGGTCACTCATGTCCTCGAGCATCTTGCGGAATACGGAATCCAGAAGCTTTTCGATTTCTGCTTCAGCGAGTCCAACAAGCTGGGGCGGCAAAGTCGCCTTGGCCTCCATCAGCGAAAGCTTGAACGCGGAGCCGAGGGCCATGTTGGCCGCATCCGTGTCCTCGCGCTTGAATTGCTCTCCTTCAGCCAGCGAGTTCGCCAGCTGAAGCTTCTTCACCCGCTCCTTGGTTTCCTCCTTCTTCCAATACTCGTGGGAACTCTCGTCCTCGGTCGTGAGCTCATCAATCAATTCCTGCCACTCCGGCGGCTTCGTCCGCCCCTTCCACAGCTTCCTGACGACGGCCCTGGAGTCCCAGATATCGACGTTCTGGGACTGGTATTTGGCAAGGTGGACGCTCGAAATCCGATGGATCTCAGCGAGCTGTCTGATCGATATTCCCTTCACGTTTCAGCTGTTTGGCTTCTCTGGCCTTCCTGAGGTTCTCTGCGCCAGATCGGCGTTTCGCCTCGCTGGGTTGTTCCTTCACGCCCCGTTTCAGGCGTCCGAGTGCT